TGGTGTGCCTGAATTATTAGTGAAAGCGATTAACCAATCTAATATGCAGGCATTTTTAGAGGAAAACCCCGACTTGCTTCCGCCGGGGCTTAATGCAAACATGGAGTATTCCGTGACTATAAAAAGGAAATAAGATGGTTGATGAAACCTTTGTACCAATAGAAGATATTGCGAAACACTTCTCTGTTTCCGTATCGACTGTTCGTGGTTGGATTCGACAGGACTTAATCCCTGCACTAAAGATTGGCGGTGTATATCGTTTCAAAATTAGTGAAGTGGAGCAAGCCTTGCGAAAACTAAGCGGCGGTGAATTAGTAAGAGAAGAAGCAGATGGAAGTCTAACGGTTAATGCTGACCCGAACGATGCCCAACTAACATTAAACTTTAACCCTGACGAAGATATCTAAGGAGAATGACATGGATGACCAAATCCAAGCAGTAGACCCAGCAGTAAAAGCAGAGCAAGAAGCACAAATGCAAAAGCAATTCAGAGCAATGTGTATCGATTTTGCAACACGTGCCAAAGATGTAGACTCAGATAGTATTATTGATATTGCCAAGAAAATTGGCGCTTATATTTCAGGAGAATAATGATGAGCGAAATGACTCTATTCAAAGGCGGATTGCCAGCCTACTTAAAGGCAACTGCAGATGATGCAACTAACGCACTAGCTGGTACAAGTGATGGCGGTGGTTTAGGTGCACGTCGTATTAGCATTAAAGGCGGTGTATTCCGTGAATTTATCGGCGGTAAAGAATACCGTGTATCCGAAGAGCGTTCTATGAACGTGGTAATTATTAAAGCTGCACCGAAAGTATCCCGCATCTACTATGCTGGTAGCTATACCGAAGGTGAAGCAGTATCCCCAACTTGCTGGTCATCCGACAGCCAACGCCCTGATGAGAAAGTTAAGGCAGAAAACAAGCAATCAGCCACCTGCTTGAACTGCCCACAAAACATCAAAGGTTCTGGTCAGGGTGAAAGCCGTGCCTGCCGTTATCAACAGCGTCTCGCAGTAGTAATCGATGGCGAAATTGATAAAGAAGAAGTTTACCAATTAGTACTGCCACCTACATCCGTGTTTGGTGATGGTGAAAAAGGTAAGCTACCTCTGCAGGCATATGCTCGCCATCTCAAGAATCACGGTACCCCCATTACCGGTGTGGTTACTGAGATGCGGTTTGACACAGCAAGCCCTACACCTAAGTTAGTATTTAAGCCTGTGCGCCCTGTAACTGAGGATGAGTTCTTAAAAGTACAAGAACTTAAAGAAACCAAGGAAGCAGTAGCCGCTATTACCTTAACGGTTGCACAGACAGATGGTGTTAAGGATAAGCCGAAACCAGCGTTGGCCAAACCTAAAGCCGAAGTAGAAGAAGTTATTGATGAACCCAAGAAAGCCGCACCGAAGAAAGCTGCGGTTGGTAACGAGCCTAAACTAGAAGACCTAGTTGGCGAATGGGATGATTGATAATTAGAAGTTTTGGGGGAACGCATGTAGTAGTACGTCGGCTCGGCGACGTTAAATAGCCTGTACTCCTATGAAGGTTAGTTAAGGAACATGCAAGTACCCCGCCTAACATTGGGTGGCTATGAACAATTTAGAATTTTTACAGCAAGTCCTTGGGGATGAAGGATACTACTGCATAGTTGGATTAAAGAAGGACTCGGACAAACCAGTTCAAAAATTCTTTTTAAAACTAGAAGATGCGGTAGCAGTTGCTGAGAACTTAAAGAACGAAGGCTATGACGCTTACTATGCGCTAGCTACGTTTGAAGATGGGAAATCAAGGAAGACTGCTAATGTTAAGCAGTTAAGGTCTTTGTTTATCGATTTGGATTGTGGTGAGGGTAAACCCTATGAAACACAACAAGAAGCGATTGAAGGACTCAAGCAGTTTTGTAAAGTAACTAGAATGCCGAAACCAACGCTTGTAAACTCAGGCGGGGGTGTACATGCTTATTGGCCTTTATCTGAACCTGTTTCACGTGAAACATGGATGCCTTTGGCTGAGAAACTTAAGGCTATGTGCGACGAGTATGACCTGCATGCTGACCCTGTGGTAACGGCTGACTCCGTACGAATCCTGCGTGTGCCGGGAACTTTGAACTATAAGAACGATGAAGCTAGGACAGTTGCGTTACTTGGTAGCTCATCAGGCTCATATGAACTAGACACACTAAAAGATGTTATTGGTGAACCTATTGTTCGTAAGTCTTATATACCACGTGGTGAGATGGATGACGTAACAAAAGCCATCCTAGGTAACTATACCAATCGGTTCAAGACGATTTTAATGAAAACCGTAAAAGGTGAGGGTTGCCAGCAACTTGCATATATAATTAAAGAGCAGGCCACTATGCCAGAACCTATGTGGAGAGCAGGCCTAAGTATCGCCAAATTTTGTATAGATGCGGATGTTGCGATCAAGAAGATATCTGAGCATCACCCTGAATATAGCCCACAGTTTGCAGATGGTAAGGTGCGTAACATCAAAGGTGGGCCTTATACTTGCGCTAAGTTTGAGGAATATAACCCTAGAGGTTGCGACAACTGTGTCCACAAAGGTGTAATTAAGTCACCAATCGTATTGGGTCGTGAAGTACAGGAAGCCAACGACGACGATAACATCGTTGAAGATGTGCCGTTCCAGATAGACCAAGGTCACACACAGACATACGTTATACCGAAATACCCTGAACCATACTTCCGGGGAAAAAACGGGGGTATATACAAGCGAGTTGTTAAGCAAGATGACGAAGTAGAAGTCTTGGTATATCACAACGATATGTATATGACTCGTCGCTTGGATGATTCAGAAGTGGGTGAGGCTGTGGTCGTTCGATTACACCTGCCTAGGGATGGGGTGCGTGAGTTCACAATGCCTGCATCTGCAGTTACATCAAAAGAAGAATTAAGGAAGTACTTGTCCTCTAAAGGTTTATGGCAAGGGAAGATAGACGAGATTATGTCTTATCTAATAGCTTGGGGAAATCACATGCAATTAAAAGGTAAAGCCGACACCGCAAGACGGCAGTTTGGTTGGGTCGACGAGAAGTATGAAGCGTTTGTTATTGGTGATAAAGAAATCCGTGCAGACCGTGTAGACCATAACCCACCGTCATCATCTACGGGACATTTGTTCCATGCGTTCCAAACCAAGGGCAACATAGATGCGTGGAAAGATGCTATGGCTTTTTACAAGAAGCCCGGAATGGAGATGCACCAGTTTATGATTGGTCTTGCGTTCGGCTCGATTTTCACAGACTTCACTCCAATCAATGCGGCACTCCTGCACATCTTTAGTCCTGAGTCAGGTATTGGTAAAACCACTGCACTGTTTGCAGGGGCTAGTATTTGGGGTGACCCTACCAAGCTGGTGTTAAAAGAGTCGGATACAACCAACTCTAAGATGCTTCGTGCTGAGTTATATAACAACTTGTTCCTACCAATGGATGAGGTTACTAACGCTACAGCTAAAGACTTGAGTGACTTTGTATACCAATACACATCAGGCTCACAAAAGAACCGTATGACCGCATCATCTAATGGAGAACGTCATCGTGGCGAACCTTGGAAACAAGTTGGTGTAAGTACAGGCAATGCCTCTATTATGGAGAAAATGAGCATTTACAAAGCTCTTCCAAAAGGTGAGGCCATGCGTATTCTTGAGGTTCGTGCCAAGCCTGTAGAGGGCTTAGATAAAGCCGAAACCGACGAACTTAGTAGTGCGCTACAACATAACTATGGACACGCATATTTGCCATACCTGCAGTATGTTATGAATGATATTGCTGGCATCAAGGAGTTATACAAGACTACTCAGTATCGGCTTGACCAAAAGTGTGGATTTACGCCCGCAGATCGGTTTCACTCTGTGCTAGTAGCAGACGGCATTACAGGATTGCTGGTAGCTAAACGGGCTGGCTTGATTGACTACGACATCAAACCCGTAGTTGAATGGGTTATAAACGCAGTTAAGAATGTTAAGACCCAAGTGCAGTCTATGGATGTTAGTGCCGAAAGTACTTTGACTAACTATCTTGCAGAGAATTGGAACAACGTGCTACGTATTACCAGCACCCAAGATGCTCGTAGTTTAAAGAGTGAGGTAGAGCATTTGGTTATACCCGACGCTACTCCAAGAATGCACTTCATAGCACGGCACGAGTATGATATAAACATGTTGTATTTATACATTAGTCCTTTCAAAGATTGGTGTGTTAAGAAACAGGTTAACTATGAAGGATTAGTTGATTCATTAAAACGTGGTAGAACTAAAGCTAAGATTGACAAAAAACGGATGGGTAAAGGCACACGCATGAGCCTGCCATCATTGGATGTACTGTGGGTTAACTGTGAAGGATTTATGGATGAGGATAGACAAGAAGAACTCGCCGCCATTGCAGCGCACAAGGCCGCTATTGAAGGTGATGCACTTGGGTCAAGTGTGCCCTGATGGTGTGGTGATTGATGTAAATTGGGATAATTTTCATGTGGGGATGTCTGTATTTATCCCTGCAATTAACTTATCAAGATTAAACAAACAGATGCAAGCTATAGCAAAGGCTAAAGGACTGCAGATAAAAGGATTTGATAGAATTGAAAATAAAAAATTAGGTATGCGCTTTTGGCGAATTGTGTAGTACACTTTCTACGCAACGCTCATTCTCCTGTTGCATTGTTCTCGTGAGGAACTACCCCTTGGTCCCCGGCTCAAAAGGCTGGGGATTTTTTTATTTACTGTCGTACTCGGCAGCGTTACGCATCATCTCGTTATAAAGCTTCTGGCTAAACTGCACACCTTTTACAGTACGTTTGGTGGCTGCTTCAAAAGCTATCTCTGATTTTTCAAAAGTATCCTCAGTAATACCTAGGTCTGGATGCTTAGCGTTTAAGTCTTTTAACTTCTGCTTATATTCTGCAGCGTTTTCGGCATCACCCATGCGGTTAGCTACGTTCCATTGCTGGAGTAATTTTGATTTAGTCTGCAAGATATTTTTTTCAACACCTTTTAAGCGACTATTAATCTCTAGCTGACGAACATACTCTGCTGGAGCAAAGCCAAGTGCTTGGGCTGCAAGGCTGGCTGCACTAAGGTCTTCTGTAATTGGATCGCCACGTAAACTCTTGGCCCCTTCAGTACCAAAGCGATAAGCCTTAAACACGTTACCCAGTGCTGATGGAAGTACAGTCTCCACGCCACGCTGTATGTTACCTTCGTTCATAAACTGTAAGCCACGTCTAATCTTAGAAGCTACACCAAATGCAGGACCACCAAGGGTTTCTAGCAAGCCTTGCTCAAATGTTTGCGAGTTAGATGATGGATTGCTTCTAAAGATCAAGTCACTCAAGCTAGTGCGAGATGCAATCTCAGCGCCAGTAACATAGTTCAACATACCCTTATAGGCAAACTCACCTACGTATTTACGGGTTGCTGTCTCCATATCATCTTCGTCATCATCTGCAAACAAGTTATACACCATAGCGGCAACACCAAACATTGGGATACCTTGTAGACCAGCAAAGAGTGCGGATGTGCCGTAGATACCAGCAATCTGGCTCATAGCAGCTTTACGTACTTCTGGGGTTTCACCTTTAAGTGCATCACGAGTTACTTTAAATAACATGTAGTACATTGAAACACCGTAGCGTTTGAACATAAACAAAACTTTACCCAAGCTATTCTTGGCAATAAGCGGAGCACTTGCTGCAGATACACCGCCGTTGGTCATTTCGGTTACGTTAAACGCATACTTAGCTGCTTCAATCTCGGCTTCTTTACCTGTTTTACCTTGTTTCTTAAGTTTAGCCATTTGCAAATCATAAGCAGCTATCATAGATACTTCACGGTTCATGCGTTCGCCATGATGGAATGCAAAGCTAGAGGCGGCATTTAAAGTATTACCCCAGTCTTTTCGACCATCTACTTCCAACACATCATGGAACTGCGAACGGTTAAACTGACCAAGTTTCTGACCTTCTTCAATTAGCGTAGCGTACTTTTTACCCATTTCGGTATCAGCACCATAATTGGTAATTGAAGGCATACCCTTTTGTTTAACCATTTCTGCAGGGGTAATTATATTGCCTTGTTCATCTCGTTGTTCTGTACCTATCATAGCTACACTACGAACATCTTTACCGTATCCACTATTTAGGTAAGTCTTATAGGCATTATTAATAGCACCAAATGTTTGACCCCATGTATGCTCACCTGCTAAATACGGTGCAACAATCATAGGAACTTGACCCATGTTAACAAGAGCAGAAGAAATGTTAAAACCTAACAAATAATTAAAGCCAAGAGTATTGAGCAACCTAGCTGTAGAACTAATATTAGGGTTAATAATAGCTTCTACATGTTTTTCAAATACACTGATATAGTCATTAATTAACTTGTTATCTATCTTAGGAACAGTTTTAGCTTTACCGTTATTATCTTTTTCAGGACTCATACCACGAGAAGCCGCTTTAGAAAACTCTTGCATCTCTTCTATTAACTTATTAAGTTTTGCTGAGTACCTCATCCTACCAAGTTGTTGAGCTGTGTTGTACATACGGTCACGTAGGGCCTCAATAGCATCTCTTTTAAAACCAAGGATTTCTTTACGCTTTTGAAAAGACTTAGCAAAAGAAGTTTCAGGTAACGTGCTGATATATAAGCGCATTACTTCGTCGGCAGATTCATCATACTTTTCAGACTCTTCTTTGCTTAAGTTCTTTGGCTTATTAATTTCAAGAATGTTAAGCATCTTGTTTACAAACGAGCCCGATGGGGCACGGCTATATTTATACTCTGAAAGCTGGCTAAACTTAGACAAGTCTGAAGCACCTTCTTTGGCAACCAAATCATATTGCTTGTTACGCTCACGCTCAGTTTCATATGCTTCAATATATGGCTCATTACCTAAGTTGTAAGACAACCAGTATTTACCTTTACGAGTCAATGCAAAAAATGGGTCAATTTGACCACGTTTAGCTAGCTTTTCCAATACGTCCTGTTTCATTTGCAAACGTGTTTTAGGATCAGTAACTAATGTATTAATACGGTCTTCAATAGAATCAAGAATATTTTGATACATAGCACCATAGGCATTGCGCATTTGAACGTAAAGTTGTTTGCCCATTGGGTCTAACTTAAGGTACTTGTTCTTTACTCGGTCGTAATCTTCTTGACTTGTATCGTCTTTCTTAGGTTTAGTTGGATCAACTTTAGAAAGAGTGCTATCGTAAATTACATCATTAAGCAAATCAACAAACTTTTTGTTTACTTTTTTGGCCCAATCTTCTAAACGCTTAATAAGCGGTTCGATGCTTTGATTAAGGCCATTTACATAGCCAGAGTGCTCGTCAATGATCTCATTGAACTTTGGTGCCATAGGCAAGCCAGCACGTTTAGCTTCTTCAGTCAAAGGTTTAACAGGTAAACAATGCAATACAGCTTTTTTGGCATTACCAAAGATTTTGTTCTTCAAAATCTCGTGTAGATTGTTTGCACGAGCTGGGGTAAATACACCTGACTTCTCAATACGGTCAGCAAAACTATCAAAGATAGACTTAGCTTCTTTAGCTTCTACGGCAGGGGTGCCTTCTTTACGGAACGTGCCTACAGTTGCTGGTGATGTATCTTCTCGTGAAACTCCCGCAGGCTGTTGCTTTCGTCCAATAGCTTGATAGCTTGGTCCAGTTTCGCTAGGTAATGCTTGTCCGCCCCGTCGTTCTCCCCGTTCTTGAGAAACGTTTGAAGGAACAATTTCGTTTCGTGCTTGGTTGCTGCCATCCTTGAAACGCTGTCCAATAGGCCTGTTATTTGCATATGATCCTACCTCATTTAAGTAATCAATAATATCTTTGTTTGCTCTTACATCTTCTATAAATTTGTACTTTATCCATCTTAAATCAAAATTAGGGTTAGCTTCCAGATGAATCATAATACGCTGCATTTCTGCAGGGAAGTCTGCACGGTGATTGCGCTCTTGGAAGTGAGCCAATTCATGAATCATGGTACCGAACATACCAATGGCAGCTTCTTCTGGTGTACCAATGTACTCAGGGAATGCAGGATTAATAAACATACCCTTAAACGGTATTGGGATATTAACACCACGATACTCTTTATCAAAAGAAATACCAATAGCTTCTTTACGTAAGTCTTTGTAATCTAAAGCATTGACTTTATCTTTCCTAGGTGGCATAAGATCAGCAACACCGTTGCGTAACGTCATAAACGTATCACCAATTTGGAACATAAAGTCGTCAAAACGTTGACCGAACTTATCTCTTGCTAATTTGGTTATAGGTGTAAACACCCCATTTTCGTTTACTTCCAAGTTATCGTGAATCATTACTTGGTCAGCTTTAACGTCTTTTTGCGGTATCTTTAGTTCATCGGTATCTATAGTAGCGTTTTTTAAATCGTCAGGAGTTACCAACGGAACTGTTTTTCCATCAACGATTAACTTACCATTCTTTACCTCTACTTTAGAACCAATAGCAAGCGATTTAGTAACCTTACCTTTACCTTTAGCAGCTTTAGGTATTAGGTTATTTTGTGTAGTTGCTTTAACTGTTTTACCATCGTAGGTAAGATATTGTACTGAACCGAAACTAGCCGCAGTATTAGCAAAGTCTTTTTGTTTAAAATGCAACGTAATAAAGTTATTAATTAGTTGCAAGTCTTTTTCGGCATCTTTTGTAAACCCTTGACGGTTGAATTGGAATGGGTACCCTGCTTCATCAGGTTTAACACTAGATACAATATCTATAAAGAAACGATGTGGGATATTAGCCCCATATGGCTCCATTGGGTTTAACTTTAACTGCTTACTAAATTGCCACAAGCCGTTAGAAAGAACGTGCATGTTATCAAAATATTTGTCTTTTTCATCTTTTGAAAAGTATATACGAGCAGTGCCCCAATTAAATAGAGCATCTACAAACGTATCATATTGGTCTGCTTCAAAGTCCGAACCCATACTGTAAACAGTAGAGTTATTAAATGTAACGTTAATATTAGCAAACAAAGGGCTGTAGTTTAAAACATCGTAATTATATTTACTAGCTTCAAATTCTATTGGCTCTACATTACCTGTTTGATTATCAGTGTATTCTTTTGGTACTGTTACTGTTACAAGTGTCCCGTGCCCAGCAGGAAATAAAGCATCGGCTTGACCGTTAGTTTCGTCAATATCAAGCACCTGTATGTTAGGTGCTAATGAAGGATCATCTGGGTTTCTAAGTGCGTTACTAAGTTCTTCACCAGTAGCGGAAAGAGTACTGAGTTTGCCATCACGTAAAGTAGTAACTTTAACTTCTTTGTTACCAAACAAAAACAGCATCTTAGCAACGCCGAAACCGCCAGACCCAAACTCAGTTTCTTTTTTAGTACCTGCAATGGTTAAAAACGTAGTACTAAGTACTTGTGGAGACATGCCGCTACCATCATCTTTAATAGATATAGTGCGGTTATCTTTATCCATGCTAATTTCGATATTGCCAGAAGTCATTTCCCCCTGCTCTATCATGCCTTTAATAGCATCAAAAGAGTTCTGCAACATCTCTTTCATAGAAACAGCAGTAATGTTTTTTGGGCTTCCGTATAACTGCGGGCCGAACATATCCATAAGGCGACCAACGTCAGCACCGGGCTTAGACTTAATAGTCTCCCGCATAGGAAGATTAGCACTTTGGTTAGCTACTCTTTGTAACTCGCCTAAAGCCTCTTCAATATCATTTTTGTAGAACGCTTGTTTTACTGGATTAGTTTCTTTGGCAAGTCTTTCTCTAGTAGCGGCAATAGTTTTCTTTAGCGCCCGTGTGAATTGAGTATCCGGTACGTCAAATTGTTCTTCAGGGTTAACGGCAACGGGAGCTTCACTACGAGGCGCAACAGGTGCAGCCGCTGCTGGGGTTGCATTTGGGGTAGTAGTTTCATCTGGTGTAGTGGTTTGACTTGGTGTAGTAGTTTCACTTGGTGTTACTAATGGATTACGCTGTGTTTCTTCTCCTGCTCCAGACACAGAAGTAGGTACTCCAGTTGATCCCATTCCTGATGGTTCAGATGTTGCAGCTCCTCCGGTAGGTTCGTTTGGTACCTGCTCGCTAGGAACTTCAATGCCTGCTCCACTTGTTGGAGTGACAGGTCTAGGCTGTACTCGTCCATAATTCGCTCCCTTTAAAATCTGCCCACGGGCATTAAACATTTCTTGTTGTTGAGCTAATGCACCAAACGCATTCATAGCAACACGCTCAATAGCTAGTTTAGTCGCAGGTGCAAGTTTTGTGTTAGTTCTTACTTTAGCTAGTGTAGCCGCTACTTGTTGCTGGTGTTCAGGGACAGTTATATCTTTATCAACCAACTGTTTAAAAAAGCCTGATTGTTTGCTGAGACCAGTGCTTTTCAAAGCTTCTTCATCAATAACAGTTTTAAATTGTGCAGGTGCAGCTTCTGGTGGTCGTAAATCAAGTTCACCTTGTACGGGTTCGCCACGTAAATCAAGCTCACCTTTAGCTGGTGCAAGGGTTGCTTCCGGTGTAACTGTTTCTTGACCTACTGGATAAGTCTGACCTTCTCTGCGTTGTGGTACAGGTTGGCCAAACAAATCGCCATAAATCTGTTGACGTGCAGCTAGTTGTTTTTGCTCACGAATCTGGGCTGGGGTAAGTGGCACTTCTGCAGTGGAGGCAGTCGGTGGCTGATTAGCAGCTTGTTCTGCAGCAGCTTTTGTTTGGCCTGCAATTTGACGAGCCTGCATAATAGCGCCGGGAGCGCCAAGTGTAGCGCCACCAACAGCACCTTTAAGTGCGCTGGTAATAATGTTATCAATGTTTTGCTGAGAGAAAAAGCCTTGCTTATCACCAGACAAAGTAGAAGCTAAGTTCTGTAATACTTGCTGACCGCCTTCGGTCAATGCTTCACCACCAGCAGTTTTAAGTGCTTCAGTAATAAATGCGTTCTTAAAAGGTACAGGAACTACGTTAGACTTCTTAAGTAACTCGGCAGCTAGTTGTGTTTTACCTTTAGAACCAATTTGAGCCAATATCTTTTCAGGTAAGTATGTATCTAATGCAGCAACCAAAGGACCGATTGTTAACGCAACACCGGGGTGCAACTCACCAGTATCTTGGTAAATCTGCTGGAACGTATCAGGCACGTTAGTAGCTAAAGACGAACCCCACAAACCATACTTGCTACCAATTTGTGCACCTTGTGCGATAGCTTGGTTAGTTACACGTCTCTGGAATGTAGCAGCGGCAGCTTCACCAGCAATACCACGCTTAGCAAGCTCACCTGCAAGCTCTTTCTCTACAAACTTTTCAACACCTTTTTTAGCTGCGTACTTACCAATCTGTGTGCCGATTCCAGCGCCACCAATAAATGAAGCTGCAGTCGGTACTAATTCACCGCTACTTTCGGCCAAGAATGGGAGGATATCTCCAGCACCACGAATCTGTTTATAAGATGAATATGCTGCAGGATTTTCTGCCTCTACTTGACTCATGCGTTGTTGGTATTGATCCAACAAGTTTTTAGCAGTTTCGTTGTAGCCAAGGGTAGAAGCGCCTAATGCGGGTAAACCCTCAAGCACATCGCCTTTAAGACCTTCCCAGCTACGCTTGATACCACCGGAAATAAGTTGCCCAATACCAAGATCACGAGGATCGTATTTAGGTTCTTGTTGTGACAACTCAACTTTACGTTGCAATTCTTCAGCATGAGACATGATGTCTTTATCAGACATGGCATCGGGATAATTAACTACTCCAACTCCCGGTATAGTTACCTTTGGCATAATAACCCTATTATATTAGATTGAATCAATACCGGAACCTGCAACTACAGGCTGGCGCTTATCGCTTTCCGATTTTATTTCAGACTTAATATTATTGTACTCTTGGGCTACAATACCTTTCCATTTTCTCACAGCTTCTTGACCTGACGGTGTATTTGGCTTTTCTAAATATAGCTTATCTGTTTCAGTTAACTGGTTATACAAATCAGCTGGAGCTTGTTTAGGATTAGAAATATAGCCCTTGTATTCTGTATATAGTTTTCTTGTAGTTTCCGCAGGGATGTAACCAGCACCTGTTGTAGAACCAGAACCCTTGCGTCCAAGATAATTAGCGTATGCAACATCTTTTTCTGCAGCAGCTTTGTACATAGGCAATTTAGCTCTAAGGTCTTCTTGGCTAATACCAAGTTTAGCAGCTTCCATTTTAAGCTGAGCGCCAGACAATCCAAGACCCATCATTTGAGTTAACAACTTATCTTTCTTATCTTCGCTTGCTGCTGCACTTTGTAGGTAAGTAGGACCAAAAGCACCGATAGCATTAGCCAATCCAGTATTCCTATTAATACCTTGTGACCAAGCTGAACCGCCAGCAATTAAACCACGACCAATATCTTTCATTGTGCTATCTTGACCATACTGTTTCATCAACATGTTAGACCAATTGTTAATCATATTAGTAACATCATTGGTTGCACCCTTAACATCGTACTGAGCAATGTTTAGTTCTTTTGCGGCATCAGATGCTTTTACACTAGGTCCACCACGTGGTCCAATAGTAATTTCTGAATCAGAGTAGGGTTTAGTTGGATTAGCTACTGGCGCATTTCTGTAGTTATCTCTATTTTGTACAGCACCTTGAGAGATTTGGTTAGGCGCATTAGGGGTAATAGTAGGTGCATTTGGATCTAAAGCGCCAACAGTGCCTTTAAACCAATTACTAATACCAGTACCAATTTTTGGAAAAATACCAGAAGCATCGCCCTCATCAGCAATAGTAGGTGTTGGGTTGTTAGCGTAGCGTTTTACCTCACCGCCCTTATAGAACTGGGCGATACCTTGTGGGGCTTGTTGTGGAGCAGCTTGTGCCATTTGTTGTGGTTGTTGCGCAGCTTGCTGCTGTTGAGCCATAGCCGCTTCAATACCTTGTGGAGCAGGTGCTGTCATTGGGCCGGGACCTTGGGCAGGTTGCATCTGCATTTTCTCTTGGGCTTGTTGCGCCAACATAGAGATTTCCATAATCTTTTGGTCAATAGCTTTAACTTCTTCTTTGTCGCCTTTTTCTTTGGCAATATCTCTAGCAACCTTTAAGTCAGCCATAATAGTTGGCAACTGAGTTAATAGCTTTTGCTCGTCAATAGCTTGCTCTTGGGCTTGTTGTTGCGCAGCTTTAGCATCAACATCTTGTATAACGGTAGAAGTCGGCGCTTGTGCGGGTGCCTGAGCTTGCATTTGCTCATTGGTTTTCATTGCCTGAACTAGCTGCGCAGGTAGCCCATTGATTGTGCCATCTTTAAGGCTTTGATCTGGTACTGATGCAGGGTCATTAATTGCCTTGCGATAGATAGAACCAATACCACCATTAACGTATTTTTTAGTTCTAGGTATAGACATAATGCCACCAGCTTTAGCAGCGGCAACTTGTGGTGCTGATGTATTGATGTTATATGTAGGACCATTATTGCCCGAAGTCATAGCAGCAATACCTAAACCGGTCATACCAGCACCACCAATTAAGTTAGCAGTACTAGGGGCAGCGGTTTGAACGTTTTGCGTTGTATCTGTGACAGGAATACCAGCAGCCAAGTTTTTAAGGTTTTGCAGTTGTTGGAATGGATACTGTTGACCAGTCTGATAGTTCTGCATAGCTTGATTAATAATAGCTTGTTGCTGTGCAGTACCTTGTTGACCCAATTGGTTTTGCTGGTTAATAATATTTTGTTGTGCGCCAAGTTGTTGACCACCAATATTTGCTAATTGAGCAGCATTTTGCATAGCAGCTTGGTTTGCATTTAGAGCAAACTGACCAGATTGGTTATACTGGTTTTGAGCTGCATTAAACGCTTGGTTATAAGCATTACCAATTAATTGGTTTTGTGCCAACATCTGGTTCTGCTGATTTAAACCTTGTTGTAGTGCACTACGAGTACCACCAAAAGCACCTTGCCCAGTAGCTTGACTAGCAGCTTGTTGTCCTGCAATACCATATTGTTGGTTAGCTAACTGCAATGCCGGATTCAACGCATTTTGAATATAGGGGTTCATGTACCCACCGACTTGGTTTTGGAAGTCTTGTGGAGTAGCGTTTGCACTCATATTTAGCGCATTACCAATACCGTATTGGGTAGCGCCAGTAGCTTGACCATACTGACCGGGAGTTTGCAAATTACCTGCAGCATTAAAAGATTGCTGTTGTAACGGACTAAATTGTGCTACAGAAGAGTTGGCAGCTGCTATAGCGCTTGGATTTATACCATACTGTCCACCGGTAGCATTATAAGAACCAAAGGCATTGTATGGGTTCATTCCAGTAATTTGCTGTCCAGCAGGAGTAACTACGTTCCCTTGAGCATCTTTAATATCTGTAGGGTTCGTTTGAAATACTTGCTGTTGCGCAGCACCAAGCATAGAAGTCACATAGGGGGCTGCCCAAGGTGATAAACTACTATACGAATTTGATACCGATTGTGTTGTACCGC